ACAATGGCTACAAATATACGACAGGGTTTCGTAACAGGCAGCGGTGCTGTACTGGATACAACCACAAATACTACAGTTGCAGATACTCGCATTAAAGGAATTACTTATTCTGGTGTAGGTACATTTACCGTTACTGGCAATCAAACAGATGACTATGGTAATGTTCGTGGCAGCAATATTAAATTTGTTGGAACTACTAATACAGACGCAGGAGACATTATGATTCCTGATTATGGTATTCGTGTAGTAGGTCCAGTCAAAGTTTCTGCGCCAACGTCTACAGCAACGGTAGCAATTTATTATGGCTAATTACACATATTTAGTTGAGGACTTAATTGCTGCCACAGAAAATGATGGCACTGAGTTTCTTAACTATATTCCCAAAATTGTAGGTAGAGCAGAGGAACGTCTGACACGTGTACTAGATGACTATGGTCTAGTGCAAACCACTGCCGTTACCTTTAATATTAATGATAATAGTTTTACTTTACCAGTAGGTACTCGTACAATTAAAAATATTAATTATGATTTAGGTGGGGAAACATTTCAAGTTTTACAAAGAACAGATGAGTTTATTCGTGACTACTGGCCTGTAAGCGCAAGTACAAATGATATTGTAAATTATTATGCAAGAGTAGATAATACAAAAATTCTTTTAGCACCTACACCCGCACAAACTATTAGTGCTAGTATTGTATATGTAGCACAGCCTACGCCATTAACATCAGCAACACAGAATAATTATTTTAGTGATTATTGTTATGATGCTTTGTTTAATGCTTCTATGGTAGAGGCAATGGTATTTATGAAAGACTATCAAACCAGTCAACTGTTTGAGCAACGATATCAGCAATCAGTTGAATCACTTCGTAACCAAGCAAGACGCACTAGAAGAGATGATATGGAAACTGCAACAAGCCCTGCAGGTGCAGACAATCCAATCATTCCGGGGAGTAACTAATGAAAAAACAAATCATTAAAGGCATAAGTAAGATTGTAGAAGGTGCTGTAAAGGCAAAACCTAAAGGACGTAAACGTGGACGTAAGACCGCAGCACAACGTGCAGCTAAAAATTTAAAAGCTAAAGAGTCACGTGCAAAGCTTGCTGGTACTCGTGGTCCACAGCATCGTGGTCAGAAACTTCTTAAAAATGAAGCAGCCAAACCTAAACTTACTCTTGGTCAAAAACTAAAGCGTGAAAAAGGTAAAGTAGATACTTCAGGACTTTCCCCAGATGAAAAGAAAGAACGCCGTTCATTGATGGCTCGTGTAATTCGTGAAGCACGTGCAACAGGTAAGGGCGGTACTGCAACAGGTAGTCGTAAACAAACTCTTACTGCCGAAGGTAGACGTTTGGTTGAAAAGGGTGACATTAATAAAATTATTAAAAATCCTAAAAAATATATGTACGAAGGTGCAGATGCTCCTTTGATTTCTAAAGATGCAGGAACAGAGTTTGCTACACGTAAGGACTTACGTGAGGCATTTAAAGAAATGTCTCCCGGTGAAAGAATGGACTTTATTCAAAAGAACATTACACCCAAGATGACAAGCAAACAAATTTCTGAAGTTCTTGGTCAAGGGGAAGGTATTCCTAAATTACCAAAACAACAGAACATTGCTTCTACTGTACGTAAACTTTCACGTCAGGGCTATCCTTCTTCTTTAAGCAAACTTAAAAAGGCACAAAAGAAACGTAACCTTGGTACTAAATCTACAGGACCTGTAGGACGTATGGGAACTACTACTGCTTCTACAAAAAAGAAAAAGGGTGGTAAGATTGGAACTAAACGCCGTGGTTGCGGTGCAGCCCTTCGTGGATTTGGAAAGGCGATGAAGTAATGGCTGTTACAAAAATACTTAAAGCTTTAGATGCGTCAAGAAAATTAGCTTCAAAAAACTTAGCTAAAAAAGAAGCAAGTAAGTTAAAGAAAAATCCTAAAACACCTGCAGAAAGCGCAGCTAAATCTAGGCATCATCGTACAGCAACAGTTAAAGCATTAACTCGTCAACAAGATAAAGTTAGACAAGAAGCTAAACAACAAGGAATGAACTTAAAAACTTATAAAGAAAAGTTTTCTTCTAATCCTTCTGTTAAAAAATTAAATGAGTTGTACAAACAAAACGAAACTGTTAAAAATAAACAATTTAAAAAAGGTGGTAAAATAAGTTCACCTCGTGGTTGTGGTAAAGCTTTACGCGGATTTGGGAAGGCGATGAAATAATGGCTGGTAAAACATATAAAACTAAAACATATGATACAAAGAAAATAAAAGATACACTTAAAAAAGTAGGTATCGGTTATGGGCTTAGTCCTGCTAACTTAATGGACATGGTAGACTTAGCTGAACTTGGAATAAAATTAACAATGAAAAAGGGCGGGAGTCCTAAGAGTACGAAAGGAAAAAGTACAATGTACAAAAAGAAAATGGCATCTGGTAAAACCGTAAAGGGCGGTAAAACAGATTTTGATAAAATGGTAAAAGAACTTGGCCTATCCAAATCAGAGATTGCAGATTTGCTTGGCCTTACTAAACGTGACCCTAAGACAGGTGTTCGCCGTAAAGCTGGTAAAAAGGTAGGAACTAAAAATATGCCTTATAAAAAACCTGCACCAAAAAAGAAACCAAAGTCTATTCTTGAAAAGCAAATGGACATGGTAATGCCAAAACAACAGATGATGAAATCTGGTAAGCGTGTAGGTTGTGGTGCAGCACTACGTGGTTACGGCAAGGCTATGACAAAGAAAGGCTAAGACAATGGCAGCAAAAAAAGAGCTTTTTAAAGGCTTAACTGAAATTTTAGAACAGCTTTCTAAAAAAGGTGTTAAAGCAAAGACACCTTCCGTTAGAGGAAGTCGCCGTTCTTTAAAGGGTGCGCGTAAGTTTGAACCTATTGCAGGTGCAGGTTCACGTCAACCGGGTCGTAAGATTGGTGAGGGTGTTCCTACTGCAGGTAAGGGTCGTGCAACTGTTAAAAAAACTACACCACCTATTAAAGCACAACGTGTAGATGTTAAAGCTAAACCAAAAACAAGTAGGACAGTAGGTAGAAAAAAAATTCCTATGAAAACTTTTACTCCTATTGCGGGTGCAGGTTCACGTAAAGCCGGTCCGACTAGAAATGCTTTTGTTTCTAAACCTACTACTAAACCAACAACCACTGGTAGTAAGGTAACTCCACCAAAAACCCCTGCTTCTAAAGCAGCAATTAACAAGCGTATTGCGGCATTGTTAGGTGCTGCTGGTGCAGTTGGACTTACTGGTGCTATGCTTAACAAAAAAGATAAGGCACAAGCTGCTCCTAAATCTATGCCTTTACCTAAGTCAAAACCTACACCTCCATCTAAACCAAAGGTTACACCTAAAGCAATGCCTAAATCTTCTGGACCATCTACTCGTGGGTCAGCTAAGAAAGGTGCAACCAAACGTATTAGTGCAGGTCCTAATACAGGTTTTGGACCAAAGGGTAATATCTTTCCGGGTTCTTCAGCGGAACGTGCAGCCCTTATGAAAATGTATGGTGGTACTGGTTCAGCCGCTGCTAAAGCTGCAGCAGCAGGTAAACAAGGTAATATGGAAGCTGGACGTAAGGAACTGAATGCTGCTAAAAAGAAACGTCTTAGTAAGCCTGTAGAACGTAAATCTGGTGGTAGTGTAGTTGCTCGTCAGGTCAAAGGCTTTGGCGCAGCACGTAGACCTAAAAAGTAAAGGAACTCTACAATGCCATTAGCAAAAGGACGTTCAGCTAAAACCATTAGCAAAAACATTCGTACTCTTAAAAAGGAAGGTAAGCCACAGAAACAAGCTGTGGCTATCTCCTTATCCAAAGCTGGTAAAGCTAAACCTAAAAAGTTAGCTGCTGGACGTTCTGTTGCTAAACCTAGTCTAACAACAACTACTCCTTTATATGGTAAAAAAAGGTCTACATCTAAATCTACTGTTAATAAAGCAGGTAACTATACTAAACCTACTATGCGTAAAAGATTATTTGAAAAGATTAAATCTGGAAGTAAGGGCGGTGCATCTGGGCAATGGTCTGCACGTAAAGCACAGATGTTAGCTAAAGAATATAAAGCCGCAGGTGGGGGCTATAAAAATTAATGGAAAAACAAATTATCACTGGCTTGATGGCAATTATGATTGGCCTTGCCGGATGGAATCTAAAGACAACACATGATTTAAGTATAACGGTTAGTAATATGCAAGTTAGCCATGCAGACAAGGATGCTATTCAAGATATGAAGATGGCAATCCAACGTCTAGAATTATTGTTGTTACAGGACCAATGATAGAGTTTGTCCTTGTTGTTTACATAGGGGCAACAAAGATAGATGAAACACAAAGATTTATAGATGTAGACAGGTGTTTATATTTTGCAGAAAGATTATCCAACCAACGCTCTGTACCTGCAGGAGACAATAGACGATTAAACATAACGGCAGTTTGTAAACCAATACCTAAGTTAGGAAAGTAATATGATTGCGGAAACTTTAGCCGGTATTGCGTTAGTAAAAAGTGCAGTAGATGGAATTAAAACTGCAATAGGAACAGCCAATGATATTGGTGACATTGCTAACTATGTAGATAAACTATTTGATGGTGAAAAACAAGTACAACAACAAAGGTCTAAGAAATCTGGCGTAGGTATGGTAGACCAGTTTGGTGTCAGTAGTGTAGCCAGAGAAACAATAGATGCACGTATTGCTAAAGAAAAAATGCAAGAGGTTGCAACATTAATTGATTTACGTTTTGGTCCGGGTACTTGGAAAAGTATTGTAGAAGAAAGGGCTAAAAGAATACAAGAAGCTAAAGAAGCAGCATTAGCAGCTAAAAGAGAAGCAATAAAAAAACATAATAAATTAATGGATAATATAAAAATAGGTGTTATTATAGCAGGTATTGTAGCACTAGGTGCTGGTTTAATTATTATGATTATGGTTTCTGTTGCGAATGCTTTAGTGTAATGATATAATAAGGAATGTTTGAATATGGCTTTAAAAAAATCACAGAGGAGTTTGAAGGCTTGGACAAAACAGAAGTGGACAACCAAAAGTGGTAAACCGTCTACTCAGGGTCCAAAGGCTACCGGAGAACGGTACTTACCAGCAAAGGCAGTTAAAGCATTATCAGCCAAGGAATACCAAAAAACTACGGCAGCAAAAAGAGCAGGAACAAAAGCAGGAAAGCAATTTGTTAAGCAGCCTAAAACTGTCGCAAAGAAAGTAAAGAAATATAGGAAAGTAAAGTAATGGCACCTTCTTCTAAATATCCCGGAGTTAAGCGTCTGCCATCAGGAGGCATAGAGTATCGTGGTAAAAAATTTGCAGGATTTAATAAACCTCGTAAGTCAGACCGTCCAGAAAAGAAAGGAATGGTTCTTGCAAAAGAGGGAGACACAATTAAACTTATTCATTACGGAGCAAAAGGATATGGGCATAACTATTCTCCAACGGCTAGGGCGTCTTTTAAAAGCCGCCATGCTAAAAATATCAAACGTGGTAAGCTTAGTGCTGCTTATTGGGCCGATAAGGTACTTTGGGCTGGGCCGGGAAAATCGGCTAAAAGTCCTCCGAAAACTCAACGACATAAGAAATATGGTAAAGGGAAATAAATAATGGCAAAGGTAAAGATTGGTGATATTAATGAAGCAGGTATGGCAGGTAGCGCAGACGCTCCGCGTTACAAAGTTGTTGATGGATATATGGTTCTTGAAGGTAAGAGTGCAGATATCCCTCTACCTAAATCAAAGCCTAAAGCCCAACGTAAAAAGGCTGGTGGCAAAATTGGGTCAGGTTCTAATAGGCTTTACTAATGGCTATAAGTCGTGGCGCAGTTGGTCAACAGGTTATGAAGCCCGGATTAATCAAACGATTGACAAAGACTTCTATAAAGAAGAATGGGAAAAAGCCTACAACCCAATTAAAGCAGAGAAAGAATAGGTTATATTAAATGGCAAAAGGTATGTTACATTTTACAAAGACTGGTAATCTTTATAAGGGTTCAGTTCATAAAATGCCAGATGGAAGTATTCATACAGGTAAAACACATAATAAATCTTCTAAACCTGTTGTTCATTTTAAAAATTTATCATCTAATGCTAAAAATAAAGCTGGTCAAAAAATGGCAATAATGTTAGCAAAAGGTAAATAAGTATGGCTACTTCAGGTACATATAATTTCTCAATGGACATTGATGAAATTATTCAAGAAGCTTTAGAGATGATTGGTGGTGAGGAAACTCTAGGCCATGAACCTAAATCTGCACGGCGTTCTATTAATCTTATTCTTCAAGATTGGCAGAACCGTGGTGTTATGCTATGGACTGCTAATACATCTGTTGTTACGCTTGCAACAAGTGTAACTACCTTTGCTCTTGGCTCTGCAACAATTGATGTTCTTGAGGCTGTAGCAAATCGTAGTGGTACAGACATACAATTAGAACGTATTTCAATGCAAGAGTATTTAAAGATACCTACTAAAAGTCAAACAGGAAGACCAACTCAATATGCTGTAAGACATGAGCGTGGCAATCCTGTTGTACATCTTTGGCCTATTCCAGAAAATAATACTGATGAAGTTAAGTTAGAATTAGTACGTTATATGGAAGATGTAAATAAATCTGCTTTTCAAAATGCAGATATCTCACGGCGTTTTCTTCCATGCTTAACTGCAGGACTGTCTTACCATATGGCAATGAAACGTCCGGGCGTAGACCTTAATCGTATTCAAATTATTAAACAAGAATATGAAGAAAGACTAGGACGTGCAATGGAAGAAGACCGTGAACGTGTAAGTATTTTCTTTAAACCAAAGGTAACTGTTTAATGGCTTCACAAAAAAATGTATATGGTTTGTGTGATACTTGTGGATTTCGTTACAAACTAAACCAGCTAAGAAAAAATAGCTATGGTATGATGGTTTGTAGTAATGATTGGGATGCTGGATATGATTTAAAAAATCATCCCCAAAATAAATCTGCACGTATTGATGAAAGAGATTTTATTAGAGACATTCGTCCTGACCCTAACAATGACCGTAATGGTACTTGGGTCGCACAAACCACTGCATTTAATGCAACCCTTCAATATTGGAATTTGATATAATGGCAGATTTAACAGGTAAATTAATAGCAGATAGCTATAAAAATCTTTTACAAGCACCGGGTCCTAGTAATGACGGTCTTGCAAGTGGACAATCTATTACTATTCAGGACGGTTCTGGTAACAGTTCAGGTCTTGCTTTATCTCAGGCAGGTGTTGCACTAACTGGTACTATTAACATTCAAGGTAGCCAGTTTACTGGAACAGGTGCAGCACTAAATACTGCGGTTGCAAACGCTGGTACTTTTGTTGTGGGTGTGGTTGCACAAAATGGCGCACAATCCTTTGGTCGTACTCTTACAGCTTCTACTGGTGTAAGTATTTCTAACGCAAATGGAACATCAGGTAATCCTACATTTTCACTAGCTGATAGTGGTGTAACATCTGCAACCTATGGACCAACTACTATGTTGAATATTGATTCAACTGGTCGTGTTATTTCAACTGAAACTACTGCAGTATTATCTGCAACAACCTTTGAAGGTTCTAATGTCAATGCTCAATTTGGTAACTTTACTACTGATGTATCTGTAGGTGGTCAACTAAGAGTTACTGGTTCTTTCCAACCAACAAATATTTCTACTAGTATTGTAAGCGCAACTAACATTGCGGCTAGTGTAGCTACAATTAATAATCTTACTGTAAACGGTAATGTATCAGCTATTGCTTTATATGGCGATGGTTCTAATCTTACAGGTATTGTTGCGGCTTCTGCAACTAATGCAAGTTATGCAGCATCTGCAGGTGAAGCAGCCGTAGCTGTTAGCGCACATCATGCATCTAGTGCAACTTTTGCTACAAGTGCGGATACTGCTAACTTTGCTACTACAGCAACAAATGCAAGCTTTGCTATTTCAGCTACCAATGCAACTAATGCTACCTCTGCAGTATTCGCTTCTTCAGCTACAAATGCTACAACTGCCATTACTGTAAACTATGGTGGTGTAGTACAAACAAGCACAGCTAATATTGGTGACGTATCTGCTTCAAGTCTTTTTGTAAGTGGTAATGTTTCAGCAAATGGTACACTTAATATTGGTGGACAGGTTTCTATTGATGGCGGTCTTAAAGTTATTGGAGATGTGTCTGCAGGTAATATTCGTGCAGGTGGTATTATTTATGGAGATGGTGCAGGTCTATTTAATGTTCCTTCGGCTCAAGGTGGTACTGTAAACTTTGTTAAGGGTGGTACTGGTCTTCATGTAACTATTGCTGGTACAACTACAACTAATCCTATTACTGCTAGTGGTACTCTTGCCCTTAATGCTGACCAGTCATTTGGAACTGTAAGTGCAACTTCTTTTGTACTGGCTGGTTCAGGTGCGCTTATTACTGACACAAGTGCGACAGCTTTGGTAACTGCCTTATCAGCAACTATGGCAACAAGTATTGATAATAGTAATACAAACATTACTGCTAATGCTAATGCTATTACTGCCTTGTCAGCAACAATGGCAACATCTATTGACAATACTAATACAAATCTTACTGCACTAAGTGCAACAATGGCAACATCTATTGCTAATCATTTACCCCTTGCAGGTGGTACAATGACAGGTGCAATTACATTGCCGGGCAATCCTTCTGCAAACTTAGAAGCTGCAACAAAACAATATGTAGATAATCTTACTGCAGCGGCTATTCACTTCCATGATGCGGTACGTCTTGAAAGTCCTGTTAATCTTAATGGTACTTATAACAACGGTACTGCAGGTGTAGGTGCAACTCTTACTAATGCAGGTACACAAGCTGCTCTTGTTATTGATGGTGTATCTGCAGTAGTTGCTGACCGTGTTCTTCTTTACCAGCAAACTGACCAAACACAAAACGGTATTTATACTGTAACTGATATTGGTTCAGGTTCAACTAATTGGGTACTAACACGTGCTACAGATGCTGATACATATGCTCCGGGAACTAACTCTGGACTAGATGAAGGTTCTTACTTTTATGTTCAAGAAGGTGATACAGGTGCGGGTGAATCTTATGTATGTAATACAATAGGCACAATTACTTTTGGTACAACTAATATTACATTTATTCAGTTTAGTTCTGCTCTTGTATATTCTGCAGGTTCAGGTATTAATATTAACGCAAGCCGTGTTATTTCTACGTCAGGTGTAGCAACTAATACTGCTCTTACAGCTTTGTCTGCTACACTTGCTACTAGCATTGGTAATAGCAACACATTAATTGCTGCAACGTCAGTCGCACTTGCTACTTCTATTGGTAACACTAATGCCAATGTAACAACAAACATTAATGCCATTACATCTATTAATTCTATATTAGGTGATGGAACTGGTTTTGCTACTGATGCCGAACTAGCTGCAGTATCTGCAGCATTAGCAACATCTATTGGTAATACAAATAGTAACGTAACAACTAATACAAATGCTATTACATCTATTAACAGTAAAATAGCAACTGTATCTAGTACACTAGCTACTTCAATTGGTAATACTAATTCTAATGTAACAACTAATATTAATGCTATTACATCTATTAACAGTAAAATAACTGCAGTATCAGGTTCATTAGCTACAAGTATTAGTACAGTCAACAATCGTGTTACTACTTTATCTGCTACATTTGCTACAAGTATTGCAAATCAAAATCAAACTATTACTGCAGGAAATGGTTTAACTGGTGGTGGTTCTGGTAATGTAACTCTTAATGTAGGTGCAGGTACT